GTTTCCCAGTCACGATCTGCCAGTCCATTCGTTGCGTCGAACTCTCCGCGATCCACCTTGATCAGTTTGTTCAGCCCGGGAACAGCATTCACGAACCGGTCGAGCCCAATTCCAATCTTGGCAAGAGACTTGAGCACTATTCCAGAGACGAATTCGACAACGCTGCGGAATCCATGCCAAACACCTTGCAGCAGGTTCATGAGCCCAACCATGCGCTGCAAGGCAGACGAAACTCGCTCGAGTGCCGCAGTCACCTTATCCCCGAAACTACCGCCTGCCAAAGCGGATTCCTCGAGGTGCATGGCCAGCCCTTCGATTGTCGGTGCCAGGGCGATCGCAACAGCATTTGCCGCACCGGTCGCGAGAGATTGCAAGCGCGCGATCGCGTCATTGGCTTCGTCGATTTTCGCCGCGTCCAATGATCCGAATGTGATCCCGAGACGACGTGCTTGGTCGGCCAACCCTTGGATCGCATCAGGACCCTGGTTCAACAACTGGAGCATTGATGCCCCGCCACGACCGAATAGCAACATGGCGTCCGCCGCGGCCCGGCCGGCGTCCGTCATTTGCGAGAACCGATCTGACAAGATCGCGATACGCTGCTCTAGTGGCAACTGAGCGAACGACGCAGCATCAATTCCGAGATCGCGGAAAGCATCCCCCGCCTTTCCTGTTCCGGTTACTGCGTCATTGGTGTTTTTCACCATGCGCGCGATGGACATATCGAACGCGCCTATCTCTATCTCGCTCTGCCCAGCCGCGAACCGAAGCGCGGTCAATTCCTCCGTGGTGACTTTGAGACGTGCCGCGAACGATCCTGTCTTCTCGATTGCATCGGCCTGACGTTTGACGAATGTTGCCAGTCCTGCAACCGAGCCTACTCCAAGGATCGCAGCGCCAAATCCGGCAACGACCCCCGCGCTTTTGCGCAGTCCGCCCGCAAAGGAGTCCAGATCACGGCGAGCGCGTTTGAAGCCTTTTGACCACTTGGTGGTTCGTGCAACAAGGGACACGGACAGCGTATCAATCAGAGCCACGATACGCCTCCATCATTGATGCAAACTGCGCGAGCTTGGCATTCATTGCTTCTGCTGTCTGTTTTGGCCGAGGGGAAAAATCAGGCATGAAATCTTTCGGCTTGAACGCGCGTCCCGCCTTTCCTTTAAGCAGGTTCGCAATGCATGCTGTCTCGATCGCCATACGAAGATCGGCACGCTCCTCGCCGAACGGTTCAAGAGCGTCATACGCGATCCATTCTCGGAATGTCTGAGCACTGATGCCGTCCAACATTGCGCCCGGATCAGCGCATCCAAGGGCCAGCGCGAGCCGGTACGCGAACCGATAATGCGGACGGCTCAGGCGTTTTTTGCGTCGTCCCCGCCGAGCCCGTTGATCTGCATCGCAGCCTCGACGCACGTCTCGATAAATGAGGTGCTCTCATCGAGTACCGCATCGGGAGACGCGAATAGAGGCTCTCCGGACTCTGAGATGCACGAGTACACGCAGATCGACGCGAGGCCCTTTATTTGCTCGGCCCGCGGTTTTTTGTCCAGATCGACGCAGAGATCGGCAACCTCAACGTAGAGCCGTGCTGGAAGCTCGCGCACCCATACGTCGACATCGAGGCCATCAACCTTCTGCGTTTTCAGCGGCCTGATCGGCATCGCTTATCTCCTTGCCGCGCCCAGTGCGGATCAGCCACTCGGCTTCATTCGGCGCGCACTCCACGTGATCACCTGTCTCGTATTCGAGCCAAGGGACCAAGATCTCGATCATCATCGTTCTGCCCTCCCATTCCTGGACCCGTGAATGTACGCGCGAGCGCTCAAGGACAAGCTCGCGCCCTCGCGCGTCTACAATCACGTCGAAGCCGTAAAGGTCAACAGCGAGCTGTACTGCAACGTAATCGTGCCGGACATCTTGTCATCCACCGGAATGCCGGCCTCGAACGCGACGGCCTTTGCCGTGCCGACCCAGGTAGCACCACTCGTGCCACCGGAAGGAGTTGGAAACGTAATCGTGACGGTCTCCGGATTGGCGGCGAGAATCGCTTTCCAGTCCTTGTCCGTATTCAGATTCACCTCCACCACTAATTGGGGAGGCCGCTGGAGTCGACCGAACAGGACCTTGTGCAGTCCAGCGCCGGCCATGTGTGGGGCATCGATCACCTGCATCTCCGAGCCACTGATTTGGATGTCGGCGATCTCGGCGAAAAAACCCGACTGAAATGTGATCGAGGTGCCCGTACCTACGTCGGTCGCTGCCATGTCTGTTGCTCCTGATTGGGCGAGCGGTCACACCGACTCGCGATAATCGATCATGAAATCCATGCGCACGCGATACTTGCCGCGTTGACTGCCATCGTCCGGTCCGAATAAATCCGGGCCTGCCCTGTCTTGGCGGTGGCATCGCCGAACCTGCACACTCCCCATCGCGCCCCTGTACCCTGACATCGCCGCGCGGATGGCCTCGCTCACGTCGAGCGCCGACAACGGCGTCGCCGCGATGGCGTCTGTTTGTACTCGACACCGTGCGAGACCCACCTCGCCGGCCATGCTGTACTCGCTCCCATCGCTGATCATGGTGAGCAGGATGTAAGGTAGCGCGTCCGCCTCATCAGCCTGAGTTGTTCTGACGCGTGTGGACGCCAGTGCCGTGATCCCTGCCTGAGCGACGAGATAGGCGCGCACACCCTCCAGAGGAGTCATGCGCTCGATACCGCTTTCCGGATCTCAGATCGGATGATCTCGATTGCCTTGCTGCGATTCGCGTCTAATGCCGGACGCAGGTATGGCCGCGCTGGATGATTCTCTGCGCCGTACTCGAGGACAGCCGGATAGTAGTGCTTCGCGCTCTGAGGGATCCCGAGTTCATCGCGTCGTGGTGTCGTAATGTGCACTCCGACGAACCCACCTCTGCTCTTGACCGCGCGTAGCTTGAGTCCTTTCTTCAATGCCCCAGTGTCGACAGGCACCCGAGCGCGCGCGTCCGCCAGAACCATCTTGCCCGCCGTGCGCAGAGCCTTGCGCACGATCTTCTTCTGGATCCTTGCCTCCAGCTTCGCGAGCTGCTTTCCCAGGCGGGTATCGCCAAGACCGGAGATATCAACCGCGATCATGATTCCAATTCCTTGGCCGCGAACTCGTGTGTGCGGTTGCGCTCCATGACGTTTATCGGCGGCCCCTCAATCCCGAAAATACGCGCGCCCCACTTGAGGCGATGGCGAGACGACAGGCCCTCAAAGTAGCGGATCTGGATGGTGTGCGTTATGTCTGCCTGCACCTGGCCCTCGCGCACGTACTCGCGCGCACGCACCGGGCGGATGTCTGCGTAGGTCTCGTGGACAGTAACCCACGTTTCGATGAGCGTACCAGCAGCGTCTGCGGCTTTTGTTGACTCCTGGATCTGGACGCGGTGTCGTAGTAGACCAGACCTCATAGCCAAACCCGATACGGGAACAGCATCTCACGCACCGACATGGGGATCTCGGCCACAGGCTGCCCAATAAGCACGGGACCACGATTCTCATACCAGTGATCGACGAGCATGCTGATCGCATGCCTGATCGGCATCGGCACGAGATCTCGTGACGCGTAACCGGCAACGTAGGTAATCGTGACGGCATTCAGTTGGTCATCCGTCGCCGGCCACGAGTACCCATCCCTCAATACGATACGAGGCGGCACAGAGAACAAGTCTGCCTGATAGTATGCGGTCGATAGCGCCTGAGTTGTGCCGTTCGTGTCGATGTATTGGATGCTGGTCACCGACTGCACTGGCGGACGTTCTAACACGAACTCACATGGAAACGAGTCATACCGAGCAACCAAAGTCTGAGTCATGAGGGACCGCTGCACCAGCACTTCGACGTGATGCCGCGCAGCCACGATCAACCGTTCCAGCGCGTCACCTTCCCCCTCGTCCGTGATACGTGACCATGCCTGCTGTTCGTCGACGGTCACGGGCTCCGATGTCGGCTCGACGCTGATGGTGAGATTCATCGATATTGGCGCGCAGCGGCTGTTGGGCGCGTGTCTGATTGTAGGCGCGCTGAACCGGCAGAGCGGCTTGCTGATCTATCCCCCGAAGCCAAATCCCACGCTCCAATGTCTGGATCTGATCCCCGCGAGCGGCCGTCGTGATCAGCATACGCGCACCCCAATTGCCGATAGCAATATCCAGCATTGATCAGACCAGATGATGCCGACAATTTGAAAGAGGACGCCAGATCAGCATCACCACCAACAAAACCAGATCCGACAACCTGTGTTGCTGCTACGGTACTGTTCGCCGACTCAAACGCCGATACCGTCGTATGCGTCACGGAGTTGACCTGCATGGATGTCCACGTATCGAAGTTGTTATTGCGCCCAGTGAACCCGGTCAGCGCACGCTGCGAATCGGTTTGCCACAGCGGATGATCCACGTCCTTGTGCGCATTGTTGGCCCATACCCAATTGGTTGGCGTCTCTGAGTTCGCGTCGTTCCACTCGACGCCATAGGTTCCACCGATGAAGGTGTTGTTGACGACACTGACGTTGATGTTGTTGAACGAAGTCAGGATGACATGCGCGTACCCGTCTCCAAGAGAGAACACGTTTCCTGAGATGACCTGTATTGGATCGTTGGCATTGGTGCCGCGAATGTGCATGCCCTCGGCGTAAGTCGCTCGGCAACGGTTGCGCTCCCACCGATTCGGCGCGTTCGCCACGCCGTTGTCGGCGAAGAAACACGCCACCGCGCAGTCCGCCACCGCGTTGTGCGCGCCGTTGTAGTCGTTCGCGTCCGGCTCGATGATCGTGTTGCCGGCAATCACTCCAAAGCCCGAGCCCCAGAAAATGCCATCTCCATTCACGTTGGTGATCGTGTTGCCGGTGATGGTTCCCGAGTTGGACACGGCGGTCTTCGCATCGATGGCGTCGCCCTTGAACGCATTGCATACACCGGCTGCGTTCCATCCCGTGTTTCTAATGGTGTTGCCGATGATCGTCACCGTACCGTCGATTTTGTCCAGATAGATCGACTCGCCTCCGATCTGTTCAAACGTCGAATCGTTTACGCTAATGTTTGTCGGCACGTCGCAGTAATTCGTGCCGGAATTACTGTGCACTCCCTGTACGGAATGTCCGTAAAAATTGACGCCCGAGATCGTCCATGTTCCGCCGGCCCAATCACCGCAGTTGGTAGAATGATCATCGCGCGCAGCGGCTATTCCGATCCCAACGTTGCCAGATGCCCCCGACACCGTAGCACCCGTGTAGCGGATCCACGCATCACCACCTCCGCCGATCGTGACTGGGAAAC